ATGACCGCGCGCGCGATCGGTGGCGTCCTGGCGGGAAGGGTCAGCGGCGAGCGTGCACGGACATTTCAGAAGGTCTGGCGCGATAGCCGTCACCCTGGCGACTATGAATCGCGGCGCTGGGCGCGAGAGAACACGTTTCCGAGTTCGGAAAACAATGCCCGCATGACGCAGCTCGAACATCTGATGCTCTCGACGAAGCTGCCAGGGCGCAGGCGGGGGATCGTTGGAGATGTCGAGCTGGCGGTCTACCGGTTCCTCCTGCGTCGGCGCTGCCGGAAAACCGGTCGGCTGGACTATGCGATCAATTATATTTCGCAGGCGGTGCGGCGTTCGCGATCTGCCGTGGTCACGGCATTGAAGAACTTGAAGGCCCACGGCTTCCTCGACTGGCAACGCCGTACCGAACCGGTCGATGATTATCAGCCAGGCGGGCAATATGTTCGCCAGATCAGCAACGCCTATTTCCTGACGCTGCCCGGCAAGGTCGCCAATATCATCCGTCGCATTCTCCGTCGCCCGCCGGCCGGCCAGGCTGAGGCGATCCAGACGCGCAAGATCCGCGAGGCGTGGGACGCATTGCCGCCCGAGGAGCAGCTTGCCCAGGTCACCGATCCATACCTGCGAAAAACGCTCGAACGCATGTCGCGTCTTTTTTCAAATAGGGCGAGTCCACCCGGCGGCATGATTGAGGCCGTTTCCGAATAAAGAGAGAACGACTCGCTGCGCGAGGCGCAAATTATCGGAGCCACGACCCCAGATCAGCCCATGGAGGCACCCTCACTCTACGGACGCACCGTAGGGGGCGGACCGGCTTGGGCCGGTCCTGGGGTATCCAGGGGGATACCGCGCAAAGGCCGTGCCATAATCAGGCGTCCAAAACGGGGGCTGGGTGCGTCAAAATGCGTCGCCGCCGATGCGTCGCTCAGCGGTCTCAAAGCCCGGAGGACCGCCGATGCGGCGTATAATGCCTGTTGCGTCATTTCCTTCACAAGAAGCGTGCAGGCGAGGGGGGGAGCTAAGCGCGGCGCGCGCGGGTCAGGTGGCAAGGATTTCAGGCGCCGGCCGCGCTCGGGCTGACGTGGCCGCCCAGCTGGCCGCCCAACGCGTCGAGGCGCCGCCGGCTTGGCCGGGGCGCCTCGGGCTTGTGATGTCGCTGTGGGGGCGTCAGGCGGACATTCAGCCCGTGATGATCAACTCGCGCACGGCCTTGGCTTTGGCCTGGCCGCCGACGCTGTAGCTCGTGGCCGCCTCGTCGATCGTGAAGCGGGCGAACAACTCGCGGATCTCGGGATGGTCGTTGATGCTCATAATGAAGCGGCCTTTGATGCCGCCCAGCACGTCCGCCATCTCAGCGAACTCAGCGCGGCCGAACATGCCGGCGCCATAGTCGCCTTCGCTGCCGTGATAGGGCGGGTCGAGGTAGAACAATGTCGCCGGCCGATCCCAGCGCTCGATGAGCTGGCGCCAGGGCAGGCGCTCGATCGTCACGGCCGCCAGCCTTTCATGCACGGCCTCGATCATCGGCACGATCTTTGTCACGTCGAACCGCGCGCCGAGGCCGGGTGACGTGCCGAAGTTACGGCCATCGACCTTCCCGCCGAACGCCAGGCGCTGCAGGTAAAGGAACCGCGCCGACCGCTCCAGATCGGTCAGCGTGCGCGGATCCTGCGCCGCCAGCTTCTCAAAATTCGCGCGCGAGCTGATCTGAAAGCGGATCATGTCGACGAATGGCACGAAGTGCCGCTGCACGACCCGAAAGAAGGTCGACACATCCTCGCTCCAGTCGTTGATGACCTCGCACGGCGGCCGCCGGTCACGGCGCAGAAACACGCCGCCCATGCCCACGAACGGCTCCACATAGCTGTCATGATCGATCTCGTTGATACGGGCGATCAGACGCTTGGCCAGCTTGCGCTTGCCCCCGATCCATGCCGCCAGCGGACGCGCGGGCTGCACAGGTTCCATTTTCATCGCACTCGACTCCTTAACCTTCATTCCACATACGGCCCGCCGCCGTGCATGGCAGGCGGGACGAGTCGGGGGCGTGCACCCCCACGGCTTGAGGCAAGTCAGTTTGCCTGGACGGGGCGTTACCGCGCCCCGTTCCCCGCCTTTAGGCGGGAGACCTAGCGGGCACGGCGTTGCCCATGGGCTGATAGGGTTCGAAGGCGATGGCTTCCTCGCCGACCCGGTCGTTGACTTCGAGGAAGCGCATCTGCAGCGGCTCGATCTCGTTGGCGAAGAAGATGTCGTTCGCCTTGCCGACATCACCGAAGCCGCCATTATTCTGCGGCACCACGCCGAGGATCTGCGGCGGCACGCGGTGCGCGGCGAGGATGTCATCGCGCGTGGTGCCCTTGATGCCCAGAAACTCATCCTTGGCCGCGACCTCGCTGATCGGGATGATCTGGACGCCGTCCTTCTTCCCGCCCGGCGCGTTGATGAACAGGTTCTTGAAGTTGCCGACGCCCTTGGCTTCGCGCAGGGCCTCGCGCACCATGTCGACATCCTTCTGATCCATGCTGGCCTCGCTCAGATAGAAGACGAAGCCGGCGTGGGCGCCGTTGATGTAATAGCGGCGGCGGAACAGCGTGGCGGCCTCATTGAGGAAGGCCGATTGCATGGCCGAGAGATATTCCGGCAGGCCGTAGATCTCCTGCGCAACATCCGGTTCGGCGAGATGGATCAGCCGGCCCGCCTCATATTCATGGGGCTGACCGAAGCCGCCCCAGGCATGATCTGGCAGGAAGAAGGCGCGCCCGGCCTTGCCGACCCGGGTGCGCACGGCAAGGCTGTGGTCGAGGCGCATCGTGCGGCCGGCGATATTGGGCACCTCCTCGAGGAAAGCATTGCCCATCACCAGATAATCGAGGGCGAACTTGCCGAAGGCGGTGCGGCTGAGCAGGCGGGAGGGCTTGAAGTGCTTCACCAGCAGGTTGCGCTTCACGCGGATGGCGCTCTCATGGTGCGGTTGCACATAGAGGGCGCGGCCGAGCAGCTTGAACGGCACCGGCGGCTCGAACCATCGGCCCTCGAACCGGCATTCGACATAATTGAGCAGGTCGCGGCGGTTGAGCACGCTCTCGGCATCGCCGAAGGAAAACATGCGCACGCCGCTGCTCGTTTCGACATCGATATCGGTGCCGCTCATCACATTATCTCCATGCTGGATTTTCCGCCGACACCGCCGTCCATCGGCTCGCAGTAGAGGACGTGCAGAAGTGCCCAGGCGAGATCGCCGTGCCCGGTGGCCTCGCTGCGCCGCGCCACATAGGTCATTTGCTTGCCGCCAGCGGTGAGCTGGGGATGGATCGACATCAGCGCGGCGGCGAGATCGCGCCAGCTCGCGTCAAACTCGATGCGGCGCTTGGTGAAGACGTTCTTGGCCTTGAGCACCATCATCGTCTTGGTCAGCGCCGAATAATCGATGCGCCTGGCCATCGGGAAGAACTTGACCACCTGCTGATGCACCGCCGCGCCCATGCCGGTCGTGTCGATCGCGATCTCGGTGACGCGATATTTCGAGCACAGCTTTTTGATCTCGCCGGCCTGCGCCTCGAAGTCCTTGCCGCGCCATTGCAGCTTTTCGAGCACGCGGAACTTGCCCTTGGGGCCGGTGGGCGGCGCCACCACCACGCACGCCGCGCTGTCGCCGTCCTCGCTCTCCTGCGGATCATAGCCGATCCACACTTCGCCCTGGCCGAACGGCTGCAGGGCATAGGGGTCGAAGTCTTTCCAGACATCCCAGCTATCGACCATGCATGGACGCAGCATCGAGAGCGGGAAGCTGGACTTACTGTCGTCGACAAAGTCGCACAGGAACAGATTGGCGAATTCGTCGACCGAATATTCCAGCTCCAGCTCGGCGCGGTCGATGAGGTTGAAGCCGCCGGCGATGGCATCGTCCAGATTGACGATGTGCCGCCAGATCTGGTCGGCGCCCATGGCGCCATGCACGGCAAGCGCGCTGTGGCTGACGTCGATCTTGATCTGATCTTTGCGCTCGCGCCGGCGGTTGAACCGCTCGCCCGTCCACATCGGATAGGCCTCGTGCGCGATCGTGGACGGCGTCGAGAAATAGGTCTTGTGGTAGCGCTTTTGCGTCGCGATGGCCGACGCGACCTTGTTGATCTGCTCGAAGCCGAAGATTCAGAAGCACTCGTCGATATAGACATCGCCGTGATAGCCCTGGGCGGTGCGATAATTGGTGCCGAGGAAGTAGAGGGTGACGGGGTCGAGTTGCTTGCCGTCCTCATCCTCGCCGCGATCGATGACCAGCGGATCGCCCTTGAGCATCTTGCCCGTCTGCGCGAACACGAATTCGACGATGTACTGCCGGAAGATATTGGCCTGCGCCCGGCTCGCCGAAATGAAGATCTGGTTGTTGCCGGTCTCCAGCGCGCGGATCAGCGCCTCTCGGGCGAAGTAGAAGGTCGCGCCGATCTGGCGGCTCTTGAGCAGGAAGCGCGTGCGGCGGCTGATGTTCTGCCACCATGTTTCCTGATGACCGAATAGCCCGTCGAGGAAGGCGGTCTTGAGTCGGCCGGCCTCGTCGCGCGTTATGAGGTTCTTCGGCGCCTTCTTCTTCGGCTTGGCGTTTCGTGCGGCAACCTTGGGATTGAGGTCGCCCTCATGGCCGCCGGGTTCGCCATAGCGGCGCACACGGGCCGTGCGCTCGATCACGCGGGCCAGCGCGTCGATTTCCTTATAGTCGTTGTTGTTCTTGTCTTCCTTGAAGATCAGGGCGTTGAGCCGCATTTCGCAGCTGTCTTCGAGGCGCCGGATGACCGGATCGTCCTCCCAGCGGTCGCGGTCCTTCCACGCCTGCACCGTCGTCCGCTTGAGGCCAAGCACGGCAGCGATTTCCGTCACGCCATAGGCGCGCCAGTACAGGCTGCGCGCGACGCGGCGCACGTCATAAGGGACGGCCTGCCCATCGCTGCCGGTCAACATGCTCATAGCGGCGCGAGAATGGAGCAGGCGCCAGCGCGGCGCCCGGTGCGCCACTTGTGAGAACGGTCCTCACAATCGGCATTGGTTGTCTCTCACCCCTCGGAAATGGCCAATGGCGGGACTGATTTTGAACCCGCAGTTCGAGCCGCAGGGAGCCGAGAATGGCCAAGACCAAGTTTTTCCGTGTCGCCGTCGAAGGGCAGACCGTCGATAACCGGGCGATCTCCCGCCAGATGATCCAGGAGATGGCCGACAGCTACAATCCGGCCACCTATGCCGCCCGCATCAACTGCGAGCACCTGCGCGGCTATTCTCCCGATGGCCCGTTCAATGCCTGGGGCACCGTCGACGGCGTGAAGGCGGAGCAGATCGACCTGCAGATTGGCGGCAAGACCGAAAAGCGCTTGGCTCTCTTCGCCTCGTTCGATGTCACGGACGAAGCGCAGCGGTACAATCAGGCGGGCCAGAAGCTCTTTTCGAGCGTGGAGATCCAGCCCGACTTCGCCGGCACCGGCAAAGCCTATCTGGTCGGCCTCGCGTTCACCGATTCCCCGGCGTCGCTGGGCACCGAGGTGCTGAAATTCAGCACCCGCGATGACAAGCGGAAGGACAATCTATGCCAGATCGAGGAATTCGAGATGGCCTATGCCGAGGAAGCACCCACTCCCGGCGGGCTGGCTGACTTGTTCAGCAGCGCCAAGGCGTTTTTCGAGAGCTTCAAGGCCGCGCCGGCGACCGCGGAAGTCGTCCCGCCCGTAAGTCCTGCGCCTGCCGGCGCTGCCCTGACCGATCTGGACAAGTTCGCCGCGACCATGGCTGGCATGTTTGAGAAGATGGGCGAGGGCGTCACGCAGGGCTTCACGGCGATCAACGCCCGTGTCGCCAAGCTGGCCGAGGACCAGGCCGCCCTGGCAAGCACCATCGAGAAGACCCCCAGCCAATCCTACCGCTCGCGCGAACCCGCCAGCGGCGGCACCGGCGAGCTGCTCGCCGACTTTTGACACCCCTACCGATCCGCGCCTGAAAATTGATCATCGGAGCCAAAAATGCGTAACGAAACCCGCCTCAAATTCGACGCCTATCTTGGCCGGATCGGCGAAATCCACGGCGTGAACGACACCAGCAAGAACTTCTCGGTCGACCCGAGCGTCCAGCAGCGCCTGATCGACAAGCGCCAGGAATCAATCGGCTTCCTCGGCAAAATCAACATCGTGCCGGTGCCCGAGCTGAAGGGCGAGATCATCGGCCTCTCGGTTGGCAATCCGATCGCCGGGCGCACCGACACGAGCGGCAATGGCGAGCGCACCACGACCGATCCGTCCGGCCTCGACAATCGCGGGTTCGAGTGCTTCCAGACGAACTTCGACACCCATCTGACCTACGCCAAACTCGACATGTGGGCGAAGTTCGACGACTTCCAGCAGCGCATCGCCAACCAGATCGCCATCGCCATCGGTCTCGACAACATCCGCATCGGTTGGAACGGCGAAAGCGTCGCGGCGACGACGAACAAGGCCAACTTCCCGATGCTGCAGGACGTCAATAAGGGCTGGCTCAAGAAGCTGGACGAGGAGGCGCCGGCGCAGTTCATGAAGCAGGGCGCCGAAGCCAACAAGATCACTTATGGCGATGGGGGCGACTATGCCACGCTCGACGCGCTGGTCTACGACATGGTCAATTCGCTGCTGCCGCCCTGGGCGTCCGAGGATCCCGAGCTTGTCGTCATGGTCTCGCGCGACCTGCTGCACGACAAATACTTCCCGATGATCAACGCGGCGATCGACCCGACCGAGCAGCTCGCCCGCGATGTCATCATGTCCACCAAGCGCCTGGGCGGTCTGCCGGCGACGCGCATTCCGTTCATGCCCGCCGGCACGATCGCGATCACGCGCTTCGACAACCTCTCGATCTACGAGCAGGAAGGCAAGCAGCGCCGGCACATCATCGAAAACCCGAAGAAAAACCGGGTCGAGGACTTCCGCTCGTCAAACGACGCTTACGTGATCGAGGATCTCGATTTCATGTGCGCTGCCAAGAACATCCAGGCGGTCGCCGAAGACTGAGAATAACCCCCGCGAGCAGGGGAGGGACAGCAAAGGTTCGGCCTCTCCGCCGGGCCGATGTTGACCGGGCGACCGGTCTCACCTCCCGCTCTCGTGGCCAGTAAGGAGCATCCGCACATGGCCAAGCCCAGCTTTGCCGCACTTCATCGTCAACGCATCGCCGCCGAACTGGCGGCCGAGGCGAGCCAAGCGGGCGCCAACGCGTCGGCCGAGCCGGTCGGTGCCAGTCCGCCCCCGAATTTTACGGCGGGCCTGAATGCCGCGACGCCGGCCGCGAAGGGCAAGCCCAGCCTGGCCGCAGTCCATCGCCAGACGGTCCTCGCGGCCCAGGCCGCGAACAAGGCACCGGTGGGCCTCGCCGCCGCGCGCCCGGCTGATGGCCCCGCCGCCACCGAATATGAGCTGCTGCTCGCCGCCCTCGGCACGGACATCGCGAGCCTTCGCGCGATCCAGTCGGTCGAGGCCAAGATCGCCAAAAAGGCCGAGCTGATCGACGCTTATGACGCGCATGTCGATGCAACGCTGCTCGCCGCCACGGAAACCGGCCAGGCCCTGCAGGATGAGATCGTCGCGACCATGATGATCTGGCGCCTCGACATCGGCGATTTTGCGCGCGGCCTCGATCTCGCTGAGCATGTCCTGCACTTCGATCTGGCTCTGCCGCAGAACATCGTGCGCCAGGCGCCGACGCTTATCGCCGAGGAAGTGGCCGAGGCGGCGCTCAAGGCCTGTCAAATCGACCAGTCCTTTGACCTCGCTGTCGTGAATCGCACCATCGATCTCACGTCCGAGAAGGACATGCCCGATCAGGTACGCGCCAAGCTCTACAAGGCGCGGGGCAAGCTCCTGCTGCGCGAGGCCGAGGCGGCAAAGGACAACGCGACCGCGCCGGCCGGCGCCGAGCAGCACGCCATGGCGAGCGCGCTGGCGGCCTTCCAGCGGGCGCTCGTGCTGCATGAGAATTGCGGCGTGAAAAAGGATATCGAGCGGCTGACCGCAAAGGTCCAGACCGCCAGGGATTGAGCTTGCGCCCCGGCGCCGGGGGGCGGTGAAGAACCAGGCGAGGCCACGCGCCTCCGGTTGGTTCTGATCCCCACCCCCCGCTTGATTATGGACCGGATCGAGCCATGAGCTTCGTGACTTCACCGCAGCCGCCAGCAACCCCCGATGATCATGTCATCGCATTCGGCGAGTTCTGGCCTGCCATCGACATCAACGCCTTTCGCGATGCCATGCGCATCGGGGGCAATCTGATCCCGGACGCGCGCGTCGTCGAAGCGCTGGTCGGCGGCCTGATCATCGTCGACGACAATCTCTCCGTCTGGCGCGATTCCCAGATCGCGGCGGGGCATGAAGCGCTGGCTCATATCCCCTCGACTGAGATCACGGTTGGGGCAGGGCAGGCGGCCGTCATCGAGCCGAGACTTGTCCGCCTCTTCCGGCGCGCGGTCTATGCCTGGGCGACCGCCGATCTCATCGAAACGCACCGCGATGTCTCTGCCACTGCGAGCGGGGTGAAGGATGCCAACCAGGTTGAGCTGACGCCCGACGATCATCGCCGCAACGGCACCCACGCCATTCGCGCGATCCTCGGCACCTCGCGCACCGCCGTGGAACTGATCTGATGAGCGTGATGACAGCCCGCGCGTTGCAGGCCGAGACGCTGGACGCGCTGGTCTGGCGCGTTCTCGGCAAGGGGTCTGGCACCGTCGAGCAGGTGCTGGAGGCCAATCGCGATATTGCCGGCGCCGGCGCCTTGCTGGCCGAGGGGCGGGAAATCATCCTCCCGCTAGTCATGCGCGAGTCCACACCGGATCGCGATATCATCCAGTTGTGGGACTGAACCATGTCGAAAGCCGATGCCCTGCGCGCCTTCATGGTCGAGCAACTGCCCGAGCTGAAGCGCAATCCCGACGCCCTGTTGATCTACCTCACCGGCGGGCGCCTGGTCGCGCGCTATCATCCCGAAAATCTTGGCTTCGAGTATCGCGCGCGCCTGTCGATCGACGTGCTGGGCTTCCCCGGCGAGCCGGCGCAATTCTTCCTGCCGTTGATCCTCTGGCTTCGCCGGCATGAACCTGCCGCCCTGCAGAATCACGAGGTCGCGGACCAGCAGATCGCCTTCGAGGTCGATATTCTCGACAATGGCCGCGTCGATATTTCTGTCTCGCTGCCGAGCGTCCAGGCGGTCGATGTGCTGCCGCAGCCCGGCGGGGGGTACAGGATGACGCTGCGCGACGAGCCGCCGACCGACGACATGCCGCTCTCCGACCCGGCCGCGCTGCTCAAACGCATCTTCGATCAGAGCGGGGCGCTCATCGTCGGCACCCCGGCGCCCTGATGTCGGACATCGGCGCCCATGACCTGGGCGAGCTGGAGCGCCTCGCCGGCTCCATCCTGCAGTCATTGCGCCCCGCCGAGCGCCGCTCCCTATTCCGCAAGGTCGCCCGCACGCTGCGAACCAGCCAGCAGCGCCGCATCAGCGCGCAGCGCAACCCCGATGGATCGCGCTTTGAACGCCGCAAGCGGCCGAAAGACCCGGTGCCCGGCGCCTATGCCGTCAAGTTCCTGTATCCGGAGGGCGGGGGCGGGAAGCCGCGTGTCGTGCTGATGCATAGCTGGGCGCGGCAAGGGCCGCTCATGACCGGCTTCGACGTGCGCGCCGGCGGGATCCGCAGCTTCGAGTATCGCAAGGTCATCCGCTGGCTGCCTGTGCCGGACGGGGAGCAGAACGCGGGGGCCGGCAAGATGCGGCGTCCCTCGATCCGGCAGCGCGCCATGTTCCGCAAGATCCGGCGCAGCGGCCTCATGAACGCTAGTGCCAGCGCACAGGAAGCATGGGTGAGCTTCGCCGGCCGCGTCGCGGCGGTCGCGCGCATTCACCAGCTCGGCCTGTTCGATAAGCCCTCGGCCCAGGGACCGGAGGTCAAATATGCCATGCGGCAGTTGTTCGGTTTCACTGCCGCCGATCGTTCCGAGATCCTTGACGCGGTCATGGAGCATGTCGGGGCGGCGTCGGATCAGGTCTAACAGGGCCAGTGCTGGAACTGAAAAATTAAGGAACTGTCCCGTCATTCTCATGCCGCAGGGTGAGCGTCAGCTCTTGTCAGATGGCAACCTTCAGCGCTTGTTCGTAGGTAGTGGCGGTGCGACTGAGCTGGGCCTTTGCGCCCCAGCGGCGTTCCGGCGAGCGCACTACAAAAGTCGACATTCAGTTCGCCCACCCACCTCTATTGAGATCGAGCGCTCAACGTCTGCTATCCGAGCCGGCGATGTGTTGAACCGTTGAAGAATGTGTGCGGCTCGGCGGCTTAGTCATTTCGCTGTGCAAGCCGCAGTGCCCCGACCCGCGATCGGGGTAAGGAAAGCCTGCCCCGGGGCCGATCAGGCCATCTTGCGGCTGGCATGCCGCATGCGATGCGCGCGAACTGCGGTCCAGGCGCGGCGGATAGCGCCAAGGTCCAGACCCGCAGCCTGCGGTTGTCGGGCGAGCCAAGCGTCGCCAAAGTTCAGGATAGGCGCAGGATCGCCGCCAGCCGCCCTGTGGACCGCAAGAAACGCATCGAACTCAGCATCGTCCGGCTCATGGTAGACCATCGGCAACGACTTTAGCTCGCTAGGCGCGAGCTCGAGCACCCCGCCGCCATAGAAGCGGCCATTGGTCTCGGCGAACAGCATCGTCAGCGAATTGTAGAAGGAGAAGCAAAGGCCGCGAATGGTAAAGCCCGCGCGCGGGCGGATGCCATAAGCAGTGTCCGTTATATGGACGTTCGCGGCATTGAGGCACATGCGCGGATACCCGTGCGAGCGCTTGAAAAAAAAGCCGGGCGCGGGCGGCACGAGTCGAACCTCATACCAGTTCCTGCGGTTACGGCATTTATACCGCTCATGCAGCCGTGCCTCGACTCCCGTTGCGAGATAGTCTCGGACCGGTGCCGCAAATTCGGCAAGTTCCCCCTTAAGGTGGAGCAGCCGACACGGCTCCCCCGCCGCGAGCTGCGCAAAATCCTCTTCGGAGAAAACCGGCGACCGGTCGAGCACATGCTGCTTCTTAAGAATCGGCAGGACGTGCGCGCCAAGCCCGCGCGCGGCGACCTCGCTGTCCTTTAGGATAAAGAAGTCATTGGCCGCAGTCACCACGCCGGGCGCGCTCGTTGCAAGCGTCGCAAACGCGGGAAGCTCTGCCTGGAGCGCGCGCAGGACCGGCATCAGCTCGGGCTCGATCAGAAAGGCGTTCAGGTCCAGCGCGAGCGCGCGGTCTGGTGCCAGCTCGACTTGGAACTCGACTGGCGCCGAGAGGTCCGACATTTGCCTGACGCGCTCGATGAACACGCCGTTGGGCGCGGCAGGTGCACGATATCCGACGAAGATGACCGCATCCTGCTCGATCTCGGGGAAAGCCTTTTCGTCCGAGACGAAAAGCTCGATGCGAGCGAACATCTCGCGCATTGTGCTAAGCGCCGCCTGCCCATAAGCGACGGTGATGAGCTCATATGGCAATATGAACGCTACCATCCCGTCGTCGCTGACCAGCTGCGCTGAGGCAAGCAGGAATGCGGCCCAGCTGTTCTTGAGATCGGCAAGCCGATAGCCGGTTAGCTGCGTCAGTCGCTCGAGGCTCGCCTTGAACGCCGGAGGAAAATTGTGCTTGCGGATGAAGGGGGGATTGCCGACGACGAGGTCAAAGGTGCGGTTGCCGGCCTCGATTGCATCGCAGGCGAACGCAACAAAATCTCGGGCGTGAAAGGTGGTCGCCGGCGGCCAGGCCGGTGGGTTGGAGCGCAGCTGAGCGATCACGGCGGCATCAATATCGACCGCGACATGGCTGTGCTCGCCCAGCTGATGTGCAAGCTGGCCAAGGAAAGCGCCATCGCCGACACTAGGCTCCAAGATGTCGAGCGGGCGCTCGGGCAGCTGGCCGCGCACATGCGCGACGAGCGCGGCGGCGACAGCGCTGGGAGTATAGACAGCGCCAGTCAGGCGGACCGAGGCACGCCGGTCAAGCGATAGCGCGAAGTTCATAATCCTCAATCGCACGTGTGATATCGAAGAAGCGCCTGAGCAAGCTGGCATAGTCGGGTGGTGCCTCGCCACGTGCTTCATATTGATTGATCAAATCCTCGATCTCGGCCCGCAGCGCCCGCGCGCGCCTCGCGCGCCAAAGAAGCTCGTGGCGGATGAGGCGCAGGTTGAGACGGTCGATGATATAGTCGCCAAGCGCGCTCTTCGCGACAATGCGGCCCTGCCGATCCCGCCCAAGATGCGCGGCATAATCCAGCGAGCAGGGGTCGACAAAGCCTTGCGAGCCATTGTTGTGTACGGTCGGATCAGTCCCGACCCAATGGTTGGATTTGCTCACATTGCAAAAGCGGCAAGCATAGACGAGATTCGTATAGTCGAGCGCGAGATGCGGGAACCTCTTCTTGGGGGCAAAATGATCGATGTGGAAGGTCGAGGGATCGGCCCGTTCATCTTCATCGCCGCAATAGCCGCAGGCGCCGGTGAAATCCTGTTTGAGGTCATCGCGATATAGCTGATAACGCGCTTGGGCGGCAACTGCGCGGCGGGTCGGTACCTCGTTGTGGACCGGGAGCAAGTCAGTCATTGAGCGCGCGCCGCATCTCGTCAATTAGCCTTTCGGTTTCATCGAGCAGGCTCAACTGCCGGCTGGCGAGATTCTCGTCCTTGAGCAGATCGCGCTTGGCCTGTTTCGAAAGCGAATGGTCAAGACCCATATTGCTCTCAATGCGCTCATCGAGTTCGACGATTCGCTCGATCTGCGCGGCATTGAGACCTGACCTGTCGAGTGCGAGCAGCTCGGCGAGCTCGGCCTGCCATGCAGCCAACCGCATGCGGTGACGGTCGATCTGGAGGATGATGCGCTGGAGAAACTGTTCGCGCCCGCCGGCCGATGCCTTGGGATTCTTGGAATAGACGCGGTTTACGTCGTCGGCCGCCTTGAGCGCGGCTTCGTCAAACGAGGTTTGAATGAAGCAGGGAAAGCCTGCGCGTCGCGCGAGCATCGCCTCGACTAGGATCTCGCCATCATAGTCGACTGGCGTGGCCTCAGAGAGCTGGAAGTCGGAGATCAGCGCATCGATCTCAAGCTCGAACAGCTTGTCGACCATTTCTGGGAGAGTCGACTCTGGAGCCAGGACATGGACCTCGCCGAATAGGCCGCTTTGATAGGCATCGGTATAGAAGTCGGCGCGCGCGTCGGCATGTTCGTCGACATAGGCAATGCTCGGCGATACCGCCGCGCTGTCATCAGCCATCGGTTACCTCCGTTTTGGCGCGATGCCGCGGCAAGCGCAGGGCAAGGCAGAACCCGGGTTCGCCGAGCTTCGAACGTAGGTCGAGCTCGCCATTATAATCATCGACGACGTTACGCAGCAGCCACATGCCGATGCCCGTGCCGCCTGCCTCGCCAAGCACTTCTTCCTTTTTCGAGGTTGAACCGAATAGGAAAATGTCGTCGGGCACGTTGAACTCGCTGTCAAGGCCCGGGCCATTGTCGCGATAGGTGAGGTCGATCCATTTCCCACTGGCGGTCACGGCGATCGCGATCTCGCGCGACTGATGCGGCGATGGCCGCACGAAGGCTTCAACCGAATTGTTGATGAGATTATAGAAGATGCTGTCGAGATCGATCTCGTGGGCCAGCACGGTAAGCAGCTCCGGCGGCGCATCGCCGAGATCGAGCGTCACATTGCGCGCGCTCAGGAAATCGATCCAGTAGGTCTTCACGCCCTCAAGATAGTCGCGGATGTCGATGACGCGGCGACGGCGTTTCGCGGAGGAGACTGCCGAGAGCGCAAAATCGACCCAACGACTGACCTTCTCGTCTTGGCGTCGCATGCGCTCCAGCACGCTGGCCGGCCTGGCGAGCTCGGGGGTCGCGGCAAGCCGGGCGGGATCGATGACGCCCTCGACCGCCTTAGTCAGGCGGTCGCCGCGCGCCTCCATGTCGGCCTTGATCTGCTTGAGTTCATGGGTGAACGAGACAAGGATAGTGCCGAGTGTTGCCATGCCGCGCAGCACCTGGATGTCGCCGCGCAGTTCGGCATTTTCCTGTACCTTCGACTCAAGTGCCTCGCCGATTTGGACTAGGTCGGAGCGAGTCCGAGCAGGGTCTGCGTCAGGAGTTGCCGAGGGATTGCCTTCACCGGACGGCGCCGTGCCGGCCTCGCCGGCGCCTGTGTGACCGGCATTCGCCTCACCGGTGGACGGGTCGTCAGTGGCCGCTCCGCTGGTGACTGCCTCGCGCTTATAATCGCGCACGATCCGCAGTGCCGCCTCGACATCGGCTGGCTTAGGATTATCGCGGTCATAAGCTTGGCCGAACTGGTTCAGGATATAGGCACGATCGTGTTCGAACTCGCCAATCAGCGCACGCACAATGTCGCGGAAGGCCGCAAAGGCGCGCTCGTTGCGTAGGCCTTCACGGTTGGACTGATCGTCGAGCGCGGGGTTGCCGGCCTTGGTAATGTACAGCGTGCCGGCGACCTGCTGGGGGGGCACGTTCCACCCCAGCCGCGAGGCCGCGGCGGGATTGCGCGCGACGCGCTCGCCGAGCAGCAGCCAATCGTAGGCTTGCGAGCCGGGCTCGCCGTAAGGCCGCACGCGGAAATTGTCGCGATAAAGCCGGATGCCGCCCGAATTTTTGAGCCAAGCGCGCCGGCGCGAGACGTCGAAATTGCGCTGAGGATAGCGTTTGAGATTGTCGCTGGTAGGGTTTTGTAGCTTGAAAAAATAGAAGGTGAAGTCGAAGGGGCCGACGGCCCTGTACGGTGCGACTTCCTCATCGGTCTTGAGCCGCAGCAGGTGCTTGAGATCGGTCTTGTACTCGCGAAAGCCGCGATCGAAATCCGCTTGACCGAACCCTGGCTGCTGCATCGCCTGGGCCTCAAACACGCTCGGCCGAATGCGCGCACTATCAATTTCCTGGCGCTCCAGCCGTACATTCACGCTACCGTCTAAATGGACATTGGCGACCATGCGATAGTCGAACTGGTCGGGCGGCAGGTTGTCGATGAAGCCGCTCTTGTCGGGTGCTCGATGATCATAGACGAAGATATCGAAATCGGCCCGGTCGTGCGGCGGGAGAAGGGAGGCGAGCGTTTCCTTCAGCCGCAGGCTGTCGGTCGCATCCCAGCTGTCGTCGAGCAGACCAATGCGGATCGCCGTGCCGCGCCCATAGCCAAGCGGCTCGGCTCGGCCGTTACGCTCTGGTCTTGCCTTCGGCAGCAGCTCGGCAAGACCAATAGCAGCATAGATGTCGGCGAGGGGCTGAGCCTCGGTTTCGAGGAGTGCCTCGACGTCCGAAACGATCTTGCCGGCGCCTTCGAAATCGGCCCAATCGACATACCAATGGACGATCTTGTCCTGCGACTGGCCTGAGAACAACTCGCTTTCGCGGCCCAAACGGTCGAGGGCGAATCGGCCGATACCCTTGGCGCCGGTCACGACGCGCCCGCCCGCGGAATGCGCGTTTAGCTCCTTGGCGTCCGTGCCGATCACCATCCAACGTGTGTCGATGATCTCAGCGGACATGCCATGGCCATTGTCGACGATCCACAGGTCGAGGATTTGGTCGAGCGCTTGGATGATGGTCTCGCGCTGGCTGTCGATTATCTCTCCCTTCAGATGCCAATGATTGTCGCGCAGCTCGAACCAGGTCTCGGCGTCGGGCAGGATCGCGCGTAGGACAGCAAATTCCTGGAGCATGAGCACGTCGGGTAGTTCACGCCAGCGTGGAAGGAAGAGCACCGCGCAGACGCCAGCATCGGCGTCATAAGCGTTCTTCACAAGCTCAGTGACCGCGCCGTGTGAGGTCGCTACATTCTCGCGTCCGATCAGCCGTGCGGCGCGCGCAGAGACCCTGAACGGAACTCTCGCCATGTCTTACCTGTTATCCTCGCGCATGCGTCCTTCTTAGGCGCGTACTAGCCGCGAGGGAAGCGCCCCTTGCGTGAAACGCGGCGACGGCATGCACCTATCTGTCCTCTGTCCTCGGATGGCGGCCAGTCAGCCCCGTCTGCAATCGGACGCTGAAAGGCTGCCTAGCGGTGTCGCGAGGGGATGTGGATATCCTACTGCCACGTACCGCGATTACCTCGGCCGCACCGCATTCACCATCGCTTCACAGTTCCGTACGATGGCGATCGTGGTCGCCAGGCGCTCCTGCACAATCTCCTGCTTCCCATCCGCCGCCACATAGGCCGACGCCCAAGGCGCGACCAAAGCAACGCCCATGCTGTCCGCGAAGGGTTTGCCCAGCCAGGCGCTGTAATCCGGCGTCACTGGCACCGGAGCGGCCGCCACAGGGGCATCATAGGCTTTAGGGATGAGGTCGCCACAGCGCGCAGGCGGCGTCTCCACGATGGGATGGCTTCGCACACAGCCGATCAAACACATGATCGCGAATATCATTGATGGTCTGCGCATTGGAAATCTCTCCTTGCGTCTGCGCGATAGCGGTTTCGATGGCGCGCTCTGTCGCCGCCTGGTTGCCGATCTGATCGATGGCGGCCTGCGCCGCGTTGGCAATGGCCTCGCTGGATCGCGTCGTTTGCTGCGCTTGCGCCGCCGTCCGGTCTTTCCCGCCCGTGCATTTGGCGAAGGTGAGCGTCGCCAGAACCGCCACCATCACGATGAGGGCGAGCTGCGCCGCGCGCGCGCCGACGAGGATGTCCCACGCCTTCACCAGCAGCGCGCTCAAGACCGGCATTCCCTGAAATCGACATTGCCGATCCGGTTGATCGTCCAGCCCGGCATGAAGTCCTCATAGGCATTGTCGTTGGATGCCAGGCGCAGATAGTGGGCGGCCTGCTGGGCATCGAGCAGCTTCACAACCATTTCGCATGCTGCTGCCGCACCGCGCCGCCGCTGGAGGTTGCGATAGGCGGCGATCGTGCCCGGCCCGACTAGCCCGTCGACCGCGATGTTCGGATAATCAGCCCCGCGCCGGTTCAATGAGTTTAGCGCCGTTTGCAGCCATCGCGAGGGCTGCGCGGGCCCCGCGTTCACGCCACTGTCGATGATCTCTTCGGCGACCGGCCGGGACAGCTCCACCAACGGCGCGAAGCCCGGCTTCACGATGTAATCGACATGGTAGATGCGGGCCGCCTCGTCCTGTGGCAGCGCCTGCATGTCACCCTGATAGCCATGTTTGCGGGCGACCCGTTCCGTCACGCCATGGTTGGTCGCGCCGCCCGGATCGGACGGATGGTCGATAAATCCGCCCTCGATTGCGAAAATGCCGGAGATGATCGCCACAACGGCCGGCGTGCCCCAGCGCAGGGCCTGTTGCTGCCAGCTCATTTCGCCAAGCCCTTATAGGCGGCGAAGATCGCTCCCAGAGATGCGACCAGCCCGACGATCCACTTGAACCAGCGCAGCCAGGTTTTCGCGGCGCTCCACGCTTCCACGATCTCCTTGGTGCTCTTCGTTTCCTGCTCGACGACGACCATCCGATTGGAAAGGCCTCCCATCGTTTCGCGCATTCCACGCACTTCTCCGATCAGTTGATCGAGTTTTTCAGACAGCATCGGCCCGCTCATAAACTGCTCCACCTGTGCCATTTCGGGATTTGGTGCGACTCGGTCGCGCGTGCTGTTAGCTCACCCACCATTGTGGGAGGTGATTGATGTTGAAGCTTTTTCTGGCGGTCGCTCTGGCCGTAGTTGCCATGCCTGCGCAGGCGGTCACGTTCATCAAATACACGGCGACGGGAACGGGCATTCTTTACGAGAACGCGCCCGACTGGACGCCGGCATATGTGACTGCGACCGCCTATTTTCCGACTGGCGAGATGGGATGTTGGTTGCGATTCCAGTGCACCGTCACCGACACGCAGATGACCTTTCTCGCCAACCCGCAAGAATTCGGCGGGCCGTCGATGTCGCTGACATTCTCTGACGGCGTCGCCGCGCCTCGCACCACCTCGGACGACTTTGTCAGGGGTAGCGTGACCTGGATCTACGGCCAGGCGCAACTGACGGGGCTGACAGTCGAAACTGTCGACATCGCCGATCCGTATCTCGCCTCGGGCTGGGTCTCGGTCGAGGCGCAGCGGCAAGCTGTGCCTGAGCCTTCCACATGGGCCATGATGATTGCCGGCTTTGGCTTGCTCGGTGCCTCGCTTCGTCGTCATACGGCACCGAAGTGGTTGAGCAACGCTAGGTAACGCTGTTCGTCGGCGTCATTGTTATTGAGAGGGCCGGGCAGACTGTACTGGCGCATCCCGAACCACTGCATCTGCTCGATCCAGCTATTGTAAGTGACCTTCTCGACGTCGGCGAAGTAGCACATGACGCCGCCCACTTCGTTGCGGAGCCGTCCGTTGAAGATGGCGGCTTCCGCCTTGTCCTCGGGGCTTGCAAGGCAGGCGGAGACCGCCGCCTTCAAGCCTGCCTGTTGGGCACTCGGCACCTTGATAAAGGTGTTGTGGTCAAAGCCCTCGTACAGGAAGCCCATCTTGGGGCAGAGTTCGGCCGGCACGCCGTTGGCGAGCACGATGCGGCGCGTGCCGTGCTTCAGGAGCTTCAGCTTGTCGACCGTTGTAGCCGCCGTGGTGCGGAAGCGGTTGTGGAAGTTGGCCTTGAAGTTGGCGAAGTTCGATGTGTGCTGCTGTGCCCAAGCAGTCGACGTGTAATCCTGAGCTTCACCCGCATAAAATGAGGGCGAGAAGTAATCGATGCCCTGCCAACTGTCGTTCCAGAGAAGATAGCTCGCCACCTGATTAGGCTGGTCGCCGAGGAAGGTGCCAAGGACGCTGGTGAAGCGGTTCCCGAGGATTTCACGGCCGAGATTCCCGAGCCGCATCTGCTGATAACTCTGCTCGCGGCGGGCCGACGTATTGATCGCGTCAAACAGCCCCAGCGTCTGGAAGTTGGCATCGCTGGCCTCCCATACGTCGGTCCCGACGGGTACGGGCGAGGAGGCAACGACCTTTTTGACGACGGCCTGATAATTGCTCGAGCCGCACAGGATGACCTCGCCGGGGTTGAACACCCGTCGCGTCTTGCCCGGCGTTACGTTGCCATTCTCGTCCTTGCCGCCGGAGATGACGCCCCCGGTGGGATTCCAGTCTGTGTAAACCTCAAGCGTGATTGAGCCACCGGACGGCACCGCGACGCCCGGAAGGAAGCCGCGGTTGGCGCCGGCGACCGCCATCGTCCACCATTGCTTGTTGTAGGTGCTGTAATTCCAGACCTCGTTGGCGACCTCGCCGGCTGAGCGAGAATAAATGGGAGCGTGGGCGAGGAAGTATGTGAGGTCGTTGGCGACCTTGGTCTCAAGGTGGTTGGCGACCTCGTCATAGGGGAACGTCCAGAAGAGACTGCCCTTCGTCTGCTTACAAACGGAGACGCCGAATTCTTTGGAGCCCGCGAAATACGGTAGCTTGGGGTCGACAGCCTCGGCCATCGTGACCTTCATGTTACGCCACCACATGTTACCCGCGACGCCGCCGAAGTTGTCGCTATGCCAAATGGCAGCGACCTGCGGCGTCATGAGTTCAGATGGGTCGTGCTCCTCTCCCTGAGGAAGAACAGGCAGCACCGACAGTTGAAAGCCTTCTGGCGGAACCGTCACATTCGCAAAGCGCAAAGTTATGTTGGAGGCCGCTGTTGCGCTGGTCTGCGTGAGACGAGCACCTCTAACGGTAACATTGGATACCGTTACGTTCTCAGGTGTCCATGTAGTCGAGATGGTTGAATCTGCATTGGTCGTAAGGTTCCAGGCACCAAAGCGCCCACCCGGGCCGGCACCCTCCCAGATAATGGCACAGATTGAATACCCTGCAGGCGGCTGAACAGCCGGCCAACCATCGGAATTACGGTCCTCATCGGGAATGTAAGAATGCGTGCCATTTGACGTATGGATATAGCGCCAGGAGACGACCCGCCCACGATCTTTGACGATGTCGACAGGGTTACTTGCACTTGTCGGGGAAGAATTGACGCCGAAGACATGAGGCTCGATTGCCTCAAATACCGGCATGACCGGAGCCTCGGCAAAGATGCCATCATTCGGCGCATCTACAGGGGCGATATAGGCGCCGTATGGCGGGAGCAGGTCGAACGGCATCGTGACCGAATATGCGCCGGCGGACGGAATGAAGGGGAAGGGGCCGCTCACGACACGCCCATATTCATCCACACCCCATGCGTTGTGCTGCCCGGTGTTTGTCGTCGTGCCGGTGACCACGACGGCCGGCGGGGCGGAGGCCGAAGGCTCCGGGACATTCATCGAGCCGACATTGACGGCGCGATTATCCCAAGCTGAAACTTGCAGTTCGTGGATCAGGCGTTGCGGCCACGAGGGATTGGACACCCCCAATTCTGTCGTCATGGCGATGCCGACGTTTGTCCCCGGAAGCAGCGTACCTCCAGTTGCGTTCAGGTTGATGCCATTGCCGCCTGGATCGACACGAACGCCCCCCCGCGAGATTTTCAGGTAAGGGGTGTCGCTGATCCAGTTCAGCTCGATCTCGAACCATGTGGCTTCCAGATTGCTTCCGCCGATGGTCGGGATGTAGCTCCACTCCATCTGATTATTGGCGCGCTTGTTGATGCCAATATTGCCCGTCGAGATGGAAACGTTCACCCAGTTGCGGTCGTCGGGAGTAGCGGCCAGCAGGAACCCGCGCTGGGATGAACTGCCGTCGTTGCCGTTAGCGGGATCAGACTTGAACTGCGGGCGGAACCGGATCTTCTGATTGACCTTACCCACATTGCGAAGAGGGAAGGTGCCTGCGGAGGATGTTCGCGTAAGCGCGATCCCGTCCGTGACGAATTGCGCAGGCGACGTCCAGCCTAGGGCACTAAGGGGCGTGCCGCTGGGCGCGTCGGCAAAGTCCAGATATTGGTTGAGGTCGGAGACGATCTTGAAAACGACCGCTGACTTCGTGGCGGGTTGGCCCTCCACTTCTGCGGTGACGCCTTCAGAAGTTGAGGCGGCGGCCAGCGTAGCGGCAGAGGTTGTCGAGAGGGTGGTGCCGCCACGGGTCTTGTAGACGTAGGTAGCGCCGGGAAACGCGCTGGCATTAGCGACTTCCCATCGGGTGTCGGCAGTGTTGTAGCGCAGGTCCACCCGGTCGATCTGGACCGCTTCCTGGACCGCCATCGTGAACGCATCAGTTCGAGATGTCGGGTTTGTGCCCGCGTTGGCGGTTGCGATCTGGAATGAAAGCGACGCGGTGTCGGCATGAGCGATAGGCGTCAATCCGGCGACGATCTTGCTGCCGCTCGCGATAGCAAGGCGCCCGCCGGCGTCGTCGGCCAGACTGTAACTGTTCCCTGACTGCCCGGTGATGGTCGCGATCTCGGCGCCTGGCGCCAAAGCTTCGACAACGGTGAGGGGGGACACGGTCGGGGCATCCAGCGCGGGGGTGGGCGTTGGCGTCGGCGTGGGGATGACAGCAGTCAACGAGGCGGACCACGGCTTGCGGCACCCATCTGCCCCGAAGGCATAGCCGCCAATTTCCTGTGTTTCGTCCACCGCGATCGGGAGCGATGCGACGATCGCGCCGGTCGAGGCGCCGCCGGAAAGAACGGTGAGATTGGCCGGCCCGGTCGTCTTCGTGAAGGTGACGGGCGACAGCAGCCCCATCATCGGCAGGGTGAACACGACGCCTGCCTTGGACGGCACTTTCGCCGTGAAGGGCTTGGGTGCGCGTGTCAGGTTCGCGCGCGAGCCGCCACCAAAGCCGCCCAGCATCACGCGGCCCTCTTGATCGCGATGCGCTCGCCCTTTCGGACGTAGCGCTGATCGGTCGTGCCATCGAGCCATAGCTCGCCGGTGTCGGCATCGGCATCCTTTGCGATGCGCACCTGCGCGTCGCCGCCCACGATAACGATGCGGCAGAGGCACGGGCCGTCAAACGCCTCGGTCTCGGCCTGCTCGCCGTCTGCAAGGTCAAGGGCTATTCCGTCGCCGTCCTGATGGCCAAGCACCGACAGCGCCTGGCCGGAAGAAAGCCGCTGCCAGTTCAGCGAATTGGTGCTGTAACGGGTGATATAGGCCTTCGCCATTGATGCACGCCCCTATGAGATCGGTCTGCAGCAACCTTCGGTCGGGCAGGGCGCGGGCGCCATTTGGGCCGATTGTGAGAACGGTCCTCACAAGAGCGCGCGGGTGCAAAGATGTGAGCGCTGGGCATTGCTCCGACCATGACGGACGCGACCTTCTCAGCCATCGACCTATCGCGCCTGCCGGCGCCCGCCGTGGTCGAGCAGCTCAGCTATGAGGCGATCTTTGGCGCGATGACGGCCTCGCTACTGGCCGTGATGCCGGACTTCGACGCCAGCCTTGAGAGCGACCCGGCGGTGAAGATCCTGCAGATCGCCGCCTATCGCGAATTGCTGATCCGCCAGCATGTCAACGACGCGGCCCGCGCGGTCATGGTAGCCTATGCCAAGGGATCGGACCTCGATCATCTCGGCGCCCTGTTCGGGGTTCCGCGACTGGAGTTGGTGCCGGCGGATCCCGAGGCGGACACGCCGGCCGTGATGGAAGACGATGAGGATTTCCGCCGGCGCATCATCCTCGCGCCTGAGGCGATGTCGGTGGCCGGGCCGAGCGGTGCGTACATCGCCCATGCGCTGAGTGCCGATGGCGATGTACTGGACGCCTCGGCCGCGTCGCCTGCCCCCGCCGAAGTGACCGTCTATGTGCTCTCGCGCGTCGGCGATGGCACGGCGGCGCCCGAGCTGCTTGCGGCCGTCACGGCGGCGCTCTCCGATGAGACGGTGCGGCCGGTGGCCGACCGCCTGACCGTGCAATCGGCAAGCATCGTCCAATATGCGGTGCAGGCGACAATCAAGACTTATGCGGGGCCGGACCCTGTTGTCGTGCTGGCCCAAGCGCAGGCCCGGGCCGAGGCCTATGTGCAAGCCCACAAGCGCCTCGGCTTCGATGTGACGCGCTCGGGCCTGTTCGCGGCCCTCCATGTGGCGGGCGTCCAGAATGTCGTTCTGGTCGAGCCGGCGGCCGATATCGTCATCGATCCGAGCGAGGCCGCGCACTGCACTGGCATCGCCCTCACCAATGGCGGCACCGACGAATGAGCTTGCTGCCACCCAATGCCTCTGCGCTGGAGCTGGGCCTCGAAGCGGCGGTGACAGGCCAGGCCTTGCCAGTGCCGCTGCGCGCGCTCTGGTCGCCGCAGAGCTGCCCGGAGGCGCTGCTGCCGTGGCTCGCCTGGGCGCTCTCGGTCGATGAGTGGGATGCGAGCTGGCCGGTCTCCGTGCGGCGGCAGGTGGTCGCCAGCGCGATTGCCGTGCATCGCCGCAAAGGCACGCTCGCGGCCGTGCGCGCCGCCGTCGCGGCGCTGGGTGGTTCCATTTCCATCCGCGAATGGTGGGAAACCGAGCCGATGGGTGAGCCGGGCACATTCTCGCTCATCCTCGCCCTGTCCGAGGTCAACGGTGCGGCGCCAGGCGCGGCCTATGTCGATGCCACGATCAGGCAGGTCGAGCGCGCCAAGCCGCTGAGCCGACCTTTCGATTTCACGCTCGCCATCGCCGCCGCCGGCGCGATCGGCATCGCCCCCTATGCCCGCGCCGTGGTGTCCGCCCGGCTCGACATGGCGGCCTAAGGAGACCTGCAGCATGGCGCTTACGCTCACCGTCACCAACGCCGGCCGCGACGCTGTCGTCAATGCAGAAGGCACCGGCACGGTGCCCCTCACAATCACGCAAGTTGGCCTGTCGGCGACGGCGGTCGCGGCGGTGCCTACAGCGACGGCGCTGGCCGGCGAGTTCAAGCGGGTCGCGGCGGCGGGCGGCGGGACTGTGGCGCCCGATACGATCCACCTGATCGCGCGCGACGATAGCGCCGACGCCTTCACCATGCGCAGCTTTGCGCTCTATCTCGCCGATGGCACGCTCTTCGCGCTCTACGGCCAGGCAGGCGCGATCGTGGAGAAAACGGCCAGCTCCATCGCCTTGCTCCAGTGCGATATCAAGTTCGCCGACATTGCGGCAGCAAGCCTGACCTTCGGCGATCTGGAGTTCGTCAACCCGCCCGCATCCGAGACGGTGAAAGGCGTGGCTGAGATCGCCACGCAAGCCGAGACGGATGCCGGCGCGGACGATCAGCGCTTCGTCACGCCCAAAAAGCTCATGGTGGGCCTAGCGACATGGGCAGCAGTCACCTTCGGCGATGTCTGGCGGGCCAGCAATGACGGGTCCGGCTCGGGCCTCGATGCCGATCTGCTCGATGGTCAGCACGGGAGCTATTACGGCAATATTCCGGCGCGCCTAGGCTACACGCCCGCGAACAAGGCCGGCGATACCTTCACGGGCGCCGTGGCTGCGCCGTCGATCGAGATCAGCAGTGGCGATCTGCTTCTCAGCCGCACCAATGGGGGCACTGCCCAGATCCTGCGCCCCAACCTTGCCGGCTACAAGGGCCTGAAAATCGGCGTCTCGGGCGGCGGCAATCTCGACACGCTCGAACTGGCGAGCCTGTCCGTCACGATCCGGGGCAATATGGTCTGGCATGCGGGCAATGATGGCGCCGGCTCGGGCCTCGATGCGGATCTGCTCGATGGTCAGGACAGCAACTATTTCACCAACATCGTTGCGCGCCTGGGCTACACGCCGCTCAATGCCACGCTCTACACGGCGGCGGATATTCTAGCCAAGCTGGCGACCGTGGACGGCTCGGGATCCGGTCTCGATGCCGACCTGCTGGACGGGATAAATTCGAGCGGCTTCCTGCGCGCCAATGCGGGCGCGTGGGTCTATTCGACCGATGGCATTGCGCGCTTCTACTTCGCGGATGTCACATTCATCGGCGGTGGTCCGCAGGGCTGGTCGTTTCAGTATGGCGGCGTTAATCGAGTCACGGTCTCAACCGGTGGCAATATTTGGACAGCGGGGTCGATTCAGTCGACCGGCAATGTTGAGGCGAGCGACGGGAATGCCATCAGCCGTATTTCAGCCAATGGCGATATTACGACCTCCCGAGCCGGCGGCGTCGAAGGCGTGGTCTGGTTCGGGAACGGCGGCAACCGATATCTGCATTACAGCGGGTCGACCTACAATCTCGTGAACGCACCGCTTTATGTGAATGGCGGCTATGTCTGGACCTCGACCAACGATGGCGCGGGGTCCGGCCTCGATGCTGATACGCTCGACGGGAAACATGCGAACGCCTTCCTTGAAGTGACCGCGAGCTACATCGTCGAGAATGGCGGCTATCGCGTGACAGCGGACGGCCTCAAGGAGACGTGGGGTTTCATCACGATCGGGCCGGACAGCATCGGCACCTACAACTTGCCGGTCGGCCATTCGAGCTGGGTGAACCCCGTCATTTCGGCATACTGGCCTGCCAACCAAACGGTCAGCCAGCACGCCACCGACTGGTATCAGACCCTCTACAATGGCGCCGGCCAACCCTACGCGATCCAGTTCTGGAACGCGGACGATCGCTACGTGCGCGTCCACGTCCAGACCAAGGGCGTCTGACCCCGCAATCTCGAAAGGAAAACATCATGAAGATCAGCATTGGCGCGTTCAACGCCGACACCAACGAAGTGCCCGTGACCCTGACGATCGACGGCGCAAAATATCAGCGTAATGTGCGCGCAGTGCTGAAGGATGACGGCAGCTATGACCGCGCTGCGACGAAGACGCGCGTTGAAGAAGTCGCTCGCGGCTATCCGGCCAAGATTGCCGCCAGGGTGGTTTCGCCGACTTAGGTCAGCGAGCATTCGGACGACAACGTCTGGGACACACTCGCTATTCCAATGATTAGCCGCGAACAGCGGGTTCGTCGGAATGCTCCCACTGCTAGTCAAAAATACAGTGGCAGAAGCGCCTTTTTCTGGTGCTGGTTGTGGACCCGTCTGCAAGGCTGACTTGCCGGTCCGAACATGGCCGATTTATAGTGGCTTGAGCTGTGTAGAAAAGTTCCCTGCCCGGAGAGACTTCGTCAACGGCCCGCTTGGGTTGTTAAATCGTTCGCCAAAGAACGAGCGGTTAATATACTTTGGCAACCATGGTAATATGCTTAGAATATGGCCGCTAATAGTTTCCTGGGTAAGCTGCAAAGTGATTTGACGCAGACGATATCCGGGGCCAAAAGCCTCTTCGAGATTGGCAGGATCAACCACTTTCACGCTTGTGGGGTCGGCAAGATTGCGGAACCGCACAAGCGCTGGGTAGCCCGTCGGCTTGGCGAAGTCACCTTGCCGTTCATGGGGGTCCATAGCAATTGGACCTGCAGGTGTAGCGCCACCGCTGATGCGTTTCGCGCTGTCAATCCAGTTGTTCTTCCACTCCGGATCAAGCACGGCCTGCGTCAGTTCCGGACGACATAGTAATGCAAAAAGTACGTTTCCATTGCCCAAATCCACTGCGACCGCTTCACCTCGTGTATGCATCCCCCGCTTGACTGAAATATCGCCAAGATTGACATTGCTCTGACTAACAATAGTCTCTTGCACGGAATAACCGGTACGAATGCCATCTGGTGTGTCGACGGCGACGGTCATGCGGTATCTGTATTTAAAAGTGCTATTAAGCAGGTTGCACCCGGAAAGAACTAGCGCACTGCTGCAAATCAGCCACTCCATCAAGTTACGTCTCGTCGTCATACCACCTCATTTCGCACGCTCGATGACATGCGGTCGTCAGCGTTCGATTAATTGTCTTTAAAACGGTGCTGATCGAGACAAAGCAGCCGATCAGCGCGAAAAAACGGTCTCACCGGGTCTGGCATCCGAGAACTCAATCTCGGAAACTATGTCGCGAAAAACGGTGTGACTATCAAGTCGCCCTTGCCGCAAACGAGCTACCGTTTTTGGATCGACTACAACCGCTTTGGTCCGGGACGGTGGTCCGCGGTCCGTATGACTAACGGGTTCGCCTGGTTGGCTGCTACCGACGCTGCGGCTCCCAACTAGACCTCAGTTTCGAATATCTGGTCGGCCATTACCGGACGCCCGCCAGCCTAGCGTTTGACGCCGCCGCTTTCGGCTCTCTTGTGAGAACCGATGCCACAAGCCCTTGCGGTGGCTCAGCATCCGCCGGCGGTTGATGCAGTCTGCCATGGCGCAGACCGAAGACATGCCCGGCCTCCTCGGCGACTTGATCCGCATTGGCGTGGTCGAGACTGTCGATCTTGCCGGCGCCACGCTCACGGCGAAGCTCGGCGATATCGTCTCGCCGGCCGTGCCCTGGCTTGAGCTGGCCGGCGGCTTCCGCACATGGTGCCCGCCCACGGTCGGCGAGCAGATCCTTCTCCTGTGCACCGAGGGCGACATCGCCCATGGCGTTGCCCTGCGCGGCGTCTACTCCAATGCCTTTCCGGCGCCTGCCAGCGACGGCCGCGCGCGGATCCTGATGCCGGACGGCTCGACGATCGACTATGATCCCGAGGGGCATGTTCTGGCCATCACGCTCGCCAGCGGCAAGCTCGTCATCAATGCGCCCGAGGGCGTCGAGATTGCGGGTGACGTGACCATCACCGGCAAGGTCGACGTGAGCGAGACGGTCACGGCGACCGACAATGTGATCGGCGGAGGCAAAAGCCTCAAGGGCCACAAGCATAGCGGCGTGCAGGCCGGCGGCGCGCTGACCGGAGCGCCCGCATGAGCGGCATGGACCGGGCCACCGGCAAGCCACTCGATGGCGCCGAGCATATCGCGCAGTCGATCCGCGACATCCTGACCACGCCCATCTCCACGCGCGTCATGCGCCGCGACTATGGCTCACGCCTGTTCGAGCTGATCGATGCGCCGCTGAATGCCGTCACGCGCCAGCTCATCGCAGCGGCAAGTGCGGGCGCCATCGCCCGCTGGGAACCGCGCGTGAAGCTCTCCCGCATCGTCGTCGGTGGCGGTGACGCTGCCGGCAAGCTGACCCTCCTGATCGAAGGCACCCGGCTCGATCTCCCCGGCGGCCCGCCGCTCAATCTCTCCATCGCGTTCTAGGAAAGGACGAACCATGGCCATCATTCACGGCATCAAGGTCAACGAGATCAATACCGGCGCGCGCGCTGTCGCTGCCGCCTCGACGGCAATTATCGGCCTGGTGGCCACGGCAAGTGACGCGGACGTGACGACTTTCCCGGTCAACACCCCCATTGTCGTGCCCAATGTGACGGCGGCGATCGCCAAGGCTGGGGCGGCCGGCACGCTTGCCAAGGCGCTCGATGCCATCGCCGATCAGTGCAGCCCGATCGTGGTGGTGGTGCGGGTTGAAACGGGCGTCGATGCCGAGGCGACCGAGACCAGTACCAAGGCCGGGGTCGCGAAGCTGCTGCAGGCCGAAAGCACGCTTGGCATCCGCCCGCGCATCCTGGGGGCACCCGGCCTCGATACTGCTGAGGTCATCAACGATCTGGTGACAGTGGCGCAGAAGCTGCGCGGCTTCGCCTATGCGGCGGCCAGTGGCGACGATTTGACCGAGGTGACCGATTTCGCTGGGGATTTCGGCCAGCGCGAGCTGATGCTCATCTGGCCCGAGTTCACGGACTGGACCGGCAGCGCCGTTGCCCGCGCCCTTGGCCTGCGCGCCAAGATCGATAGCGAGACAGGCTGGCACAAGACGCTGTCCAACATGCCCATCAACGGCGTGACCGGAATCGCAACGCCGGTCGATTTCGATCTGCTCGGCGGTGCGTCCTCGGCCGGCCTGCTCAATGACAAGAACGTCACGACCTTGATCCGGGCGAACGGCTTTCGCTTCTGGGGCAACCGCACCATGGCGAGCGAACCGCTCTTTGCCTTCGAGAGCGTCGTGCGCACCGCGCAGGTGCTCATGGACGAGATCGCCAATGGTCTGCTCTGGGCCATCGACAAGCCGATCACGGCCGGCCTGGTCAAGGATATCGTCGAGACGGTGAACGGGCGGTTCCGTGCGCTCGTGACGCAGGGCAGGATCGTGGGCGCGCGCTGCTGGTTCGATGCCGATGCCAATCCGGCCGCCTCACTCGCCGCTGGCAGCATCACCATCGACTATGAATACACGGCCTGCGCGCCGGCCGAGGCGATCCTTCTGAACCAGCGCATCACCGATAAATTCTACGCCAGCATCGCCGACCAGCTCGGCTGACGCGCCCGATTTTCCGACCAGAAAGGACTGAGCCATGGGCCTTCCCGCCACCCTCAAGAACATGAACCAGTTCCACAACGGCACCAGCTATGTGGGGCAGATCTCCGAAGTCACCTTGCCCAGCCTTGCCCGCAAGTTCGAGGGCTATCGGGGCGGCGGTATGGACGGCGAAATCCAGATCGACCTGGGGCAGGAGCCTATCGAGTTCGAGTGGAAGGCCGGCGGCCATATCTCCTCGATCTACACGGGCTTTGCCGCCGCCACCCATGATGCCGAGCTGATCCGCTGGGTCGGCGCCTATCAGGATGATGGCACGGCCCAGATGAAGGCCGTCGAGATCGTCGTGCGCGGCCGGCATCAGTCGATCGAGCCGGGCAACGCCAAGCCCGGCACCCAGACCGAAGAGACGGTGAAGACGGCCGCCAGTTATTACAAGCTGACCGTCGATGGCACCGTGCTCGTCGAGATCGACATTCCGAACCTGATCTGCCGCGTCGGCGGCATCGACCGCCACGCCGAGCTGCGCGCCATCCTCGGGATCTGACCAGCTTCGTCCCGCCGTGAGTAATGCGGATGGCACGGCGGGGCGAAGACACTGACCATCCGCATTCAGGAGCATCCGCAATGTCCGATCAAGCCACTGCCGGCGAGGGCGCTACGTCCGCCGTGCCGCACGTCATTCTCGAAAACCCCATCATGCGCGGTGAAATGGAAATCCGGCGCGTGGATCTGCGCAAGCCCAAGGCGGGCGAGCTGCGCGGGATCTCGCTGCAGGCGCTCGGGCAGAGCGACGTGCAGTCCCTCATCACCGTCATTCCGCGCATCACGATGCCGCCGCTCACCGAGCCGGAAGTGTCCAATCTTGAGGTCGAGGATCTGGCCGCATTCGGGAATGTCATCTTCGGTTTTTTTCTGACACCGGCGCAGCGCCAGCGGATCGAGGAATCGTTGGGGATCTGATGGCCGACATTGCCGCCATCTTCCACTGGACGCCCGAGCAGATGGACCCGCTCAGCCTCGAAGAGCTGGTCTATTGGCGCAACGCCGCCGTGCGGACGTGGAACCAGATGAACGCGCCGGGAAAGGGGTAATCCCATGAGCAACCTTCTGCGCCTGGTCGTCAGCTTCGCCACGGTGGACCGCCTCTCCGGTTCGCTCAAAGGCATCGTCGGCCTGGCGCAGACCGGCGGCGAGAAGCTGGCCGGCATGAAGCGGCACGCCCGCGATCTTGAGCGCGAGCTGACCGGTGTTCGCGCCCAGATCGCGGGCACCAGCGGCAATGTGACCGGGCTGTTCGCGCAGGAAGCCGATCTGCAAGCCCAGATCGCGCGGACAAACCGCGAGATGCAGGAGCAGGTGCGCCTCCTGCGCATCAGCAATCAGGTCGAGCGCATGCAGGCGCGCGGCGCCGCCCTGCGATCCTCCGGCCAGCAGCAGATGATTGGCGGCGCCATGATGCTTGCCCCGGCTATACTCGCGGTCAAAGGGATCGGCGATTTCCAGTCCGGCATGACCGATATCGCCCTCAAGGCAGAGCTTTCGCAGAAAGAGACGGCAGAGCTTCAGCGGAACATCCTGGCTGCAGCGCGCGCTGCGCGGCAGTTGCCGGAGAATATGCGCGCCGGCGTCGACACGCTCGCGGGCTTTGGCATGACGCCTCAGCAGGCCGTTCAGATGATCGGCCCGATCGGTCGGGTCGCGACGGCCTACAAGGCGTCGGTCGATGATCTGGCGGCGGCATCCTTCGCCAATTTCTCGAACCTAAAGGTTCCGATCAACGAGAATGCCAAGGCGCTGGAGGCAATGACGGCTGCAGGCAATGCCGGCGCGTTCGAGATCAAGGACATGGCGCAGTATTTCCCGATGCTGACCGCGCAGGCGCAGGCCTTTGGGCAGCAGGGCGTCGGGGCCGTAGCGGATCTGGCTGCAGCCGCGCAGATCGCGCGCAAAGGCACCGGCGACGCCGCGTCGGCCGCGACCAATCTCCAGAACCTGATGGCCAAAATCAACACCAAGGAGACCATCGACAAGTTCCAGAAGATGGGCGTCGATCTGCCGGCCGCGCTGAAAAAGGCCTATGCGGACGGCAAGACGCCGCTCGAAGCCATCGCGGAAATCACGAACACGACGCTTGGCGGCAAGCTCGACCGGATCAGCTTCCTGTTCGGCGACATGCAAGCGCAGCAGGCCCTGCGGCCGCTCATCCAGGACATGGAGGAATATCGCCGCATCCGAGCAGAGGCGATGGCCAGCTCGGGCGCGATCGATGCGAGCTTCAACCGCCGTAGGGGGGACATGAATGCACAGATCCCCGCGATCATCGGCAATCTGCAGACCATGGCGCTCACCCTCGGCCCGGTGCTGTTGCCGTCGATCGTACGCATCACCGAAGCGGCGGCCCGGCTGACCGACCGGATCGCCGCCTGGGCAGAGGCCAATCCCGGCATGGCCGCCTCGCTTGTGGGCATCGTCGTGGGCATTGGCGCCCTGCGCATCGGCGTCGGCGCGCTCATGTGGTTGTTCGGCGCGTTCCTTGGCCCTGCAGCCGGCGTGTACGCGTTCTTTGCCCGCAACGGCCCGGCGATCGTCACCATGTTGGGCCTGCTGCGCACGGGCTTCCTGCTGCTCGGGCGCGGCATCGTCTCGGCCGGCGCCATGATGCTCGCCAATCCGGTCGTGCTGATCATTGTGGCAATCGTCGCAGCGGTCGGCGGCGCGGCCTATCTCATCTACCGCTATTGGGATCAGATCAAGGCGGCCTTCTGGGCCGGGGTCGCGGCGGTCAAGGGTGCCGTCTCTGCCGGGTGGACATGGATCAAGGCCAATTTCTCGCCGGCCATGCTGCTCGGCATCTTCAATCCGATTGGCGGCATGATCGTCGCCGGCCTCATCGCCGGGTTTAAGACCATGTTCCCGCGCGCTTATGCGGAGGTGACCGGCTTCCTCGGCAGGCTGGTGACGGGCGCCAAGAAGTTGCTGGGGATCCACAGCCCGAGCCGCGTGTTCATGGGCCTTGGCTCGAACATCGCCGCCGGCCTCGCCCTCGGCATCTCGCAAGGGCAGGGTGCAGCCGCCATGGCAGCGCAGGAGATGACGCACCGCGTCGCGCTGCCGGCGCTTGAGCCGTTTGCGCCCCGGCGCGGCGGCGCAGGGGCGGGCGGCGCCGCTCCAGCAGCCGGCGGCTTTGGGGACGTGCATATCACCATCCAGGCGGCCCCCGGCCAATCCGCCCAGGACATCGCGCAGGAGGTGCGTAGGATCCTTGCGCAGATCCAGAGCGAGCGGGACGCCGCCCGGCGCAGCGCTTTTCAGGACAAGGACTGAGCCATGATGATGTCGCTCGACACCTTTCTTTTCGAGATCGGGACGCTGCCATACGAACAACTCGCCCAGACGTGGAATTGGCGGCACGCCAAGTCCGAGCGCTTTGGCGCCCGGGCGGCTTCTCAGTTCCTCGGGCCGGGCGATGAAACCATGCGCCTGACCGGGCGCCTCTTTCCCGGCGTGGCGGGCGACTATTCGAGCCTCGAACGCATCCGGGAGATGGCCGATACCGGCGAGAGCTACACGCTGCTCAGCGGCCGACAGGAGGTGCTCGGGCAGTTTACGATTCGCAGCCTCGAACAGTCGTCGGACACCTTTCTTGTCGACGGCTTCCCTCGCCGGGCAAATTTCACGCTTGAGCTGGAGCGCGTCGATTGAGCGGCTATGTGCACCCAAAGGCGGGCTGGAAGGTGACGCTGGACGGCAAGGATTTGACCAGCATCATCGATCCGCTGCTGATCACGCTCACCATCGCCGAGAAACGCGGCGATGCGGCCGATCAGCTCGATATCGTCATGAGCGACGCCGGCGGGAAGCTGGAAATTCCTAAGGAAGGCGCCCGGCTGCGCGTCAGCCTCGGTTGGGAGCGGGGCAGCGGCCTGCCGCTGGGCCTCATCGACAAGGGCGAATTCAAGGTCGACGAAGCCAGCTTCTCCGGGCCGCCGGATATCATCACCATTCGCGCCCGCTCGGCCGACTTCACCGATGCGTTCCGCGTCCGCCGCGAACGCAGCTTCGTGGGCAAGAGCGTGCGCGAGGTTATCGATGCCATCGCTGCCGCCAACGGCCTGGCCGCCAAGGTGGATAGCGCGCTGGGCGGCAAGACGATTCCTGCGCTCGGCCATGGTGCAAAGAGCGATGCCGCCCTGCTGCAGGCGCTGGGCAAGCGGTTCGACGCTGTCGCGACGGTCAAGGCCGGCGCGCTGATCTTCTCGCCAATTGGCAGCGGCAGGACATCGAGCGGCAAGGCCCTTCCCACCGTGGAGATCAGCCGTAACGAGACGGTACGCTTCGACTATCAGCGGGTGACGCGCGGTCAGTATGATGGCGTCGAGGCGAGCTGGCACGACAAGGCCGGCGCCGCACGCCACAAGGTGCAGCACGGCCATAGCGGAAAGGGAAAGGCCAAGCGGCTGCGCAAGCTCTACGCGAGCGAGGCGGACGCCAAGCAGGCCGCAGAGGCTGAAAGTGCGCGTCTCGCCCGTCGCGTCGCCACCGCTCGGCTGAAGCTCGCTTATGGTCGGCCCGATCTGTTCCCCGAGATCCCGGCGACACTGGACGGTTTCAAGGCCGAGATCGACGGGCGGAAATGGCTAGTCGAGGGCGCCAAGCACACAATGGATGGTTCTGGCGGATTGACCACTGATCTAGAGTTGGAGGCGCAGCGGTAATGCGTGGTGCCTGCGTGCGCAGATCATTGTGCCTTCATTTACAAATAATTCGGCCCGCAGCGCCCTTATCTGTGCGTGAGATAGTGAAGATAATCTGCATCTCAACGCCCTGCGGCCCGAAAAGACTACCGTGAAATTCACCGCTGAAGCTATCAGAAGACGTGACTCCGCCGGATAAGCTGTTGTTTGATTGATGGAATGTTCCCGATAGCTTTATAGTGGTAGACACGGGAGACGTTCCCGCCAGCCACGCCATCTGTTGAGCGTAAATGCTGCCGGTGATCGTTCTTTGACCAAAATCGAGCGTTAAATAGCCCTCGCCGGCAATTCCGCCAGAGCCATCATAGGTGACCGTTGTAGTGTCCAACCGGCAATCGTAAGTCTTTTTTCCAGAATTTGGAACGTCTCCAGACGATGTATTATAACCAGTCAAAAGAAACTTGTCGCTATCGACGCGCCTTTGGCCACCAGAATAGCCGCCTTGGTCGTAATAATAAGTTGAATAACTCGTTATCCAAGTATATTTAGTTAAAAGATCTCTGCGAGTTCCAATTATTAACTGATGGCCAATGTAGTTAGAGTCGCGATTGTTAAAAAATATTGTTCCGTATTGATTATAAGTGACATCTTCAGAATTGAAATCAGGAAAATTTGAGTTAAATGAATCCATAACGTGGGCAGAATGTGTTGGGGTGCCTGTATATGCTACGCTAATAGCGTTTGACCGGTTGTTTAAATTAGTACGCGCCTCCGTGTAGATAAATTTACCTGTAGAGGTGTCAATATAAGTAAGAACCTCGACAAACGGAGTGGTCATTTCCCAGTTCTGACTCAGATCGGTGAATGTTGGATAGGAGACTGAAGGCGTTGGCGACGGCGTTGGAGATGGCGTCGGCGAAGGGGTGGGTGCTGCGGGAGGGACGGTGACTGGCGGTGTCTGCTGTTGACCACCTTCACCACCGCAAGCCGACAGGAGAATGCAGGCCGCCGCCGATAACGAAATGTGATGACGCATTGGGGAAGGTTACCTCGTCGGGCCGTTTTCTGTGCGACGGCGCGTTAACATTAGGACTGAGTTCTAACAACTCCATCAACCACTTAGCAGGGGATAAAATCGCCAGCACCAACTAGCCTTTTTCTAGCCGAGATTAAGAGGCGCTTGAGGGTCTCGAAATGGCGAGCAGTCGAACACGCCCTTTGCCGCGAACTCGCTGCAGGCGGCAGGCTGGATTTGAAACCGCCAAAGGAAGGCTTGATATGAACCACTATTTTGCCCTCGTGCAGAAGGACGCCGATAGCGCCTTTGGCGTCATTTTTCCGGATCTTCCGGGCTGCTTTTCTGCGGTCGATGATGCGGGCGATGTTGTGCCCCAAGCTGTCGATGCCCTTGCGCTTTGGTTTGAGGATCAAGACATCGTCGCGCCCAGCTCTCTGGATGATATCCGTGCCCGATATGCCGACGAACTGGCCGAAGGCGCCTATCTCGTTTCGGTGCCGCACATTCGCAATGGCGGGAAGACGAAGCGCGTCAACCTAACGATGGAGCAGTCCATGCTCGACGCGATCGACACCGCAGCCCGCCAACAGGGGATCACGCGCAGTGCATTTGTGGCGCAGGCTGCGCGATTGGTGATCGAGCAGAGGGTTTGATCAGTTCAGGCGAGCGCGCTACCTGAAATACTGCGCTGTCCGCTTCCGAGAACTGGTGAAAGAGCCAAGGACGGCGAGTTTGGCGTGGTTAGCAGACTGTTGGCTTTCATAAAAATCTACTGAAGAAGCCATCCGCTGTATCAGTTCTTGGCAGTGCAAACCGGATGTCTTACTTACTTCGCCTCAGTGAACCTGAGGGGGGGCGATATGCGGTTTAACAACAAGGTGCTTCTTGCGGGAGCCGCCATATGGGCAACCTTTGCAACAGACTCCGCATTTGCTGAAAATATGAACGTTGCACCGAGGATCAACGTCCAGATTAAGGCGCGTAACGATGGAACACTGCTTGGCGTGTCTAAGGTGAACCGCAACCAATTTCCTGAAGATGCCTATGCATACGCGATCTATGCTATCGCCAGCAAAGCAAAGAATCTCGGATATGCGCGCTTCGCCATTATGAGGGCATCCGTTGGAACTCAACTGATGAGCGGCATAGCGATAGGGCATTTGGCGCGGATTGTGGCGAAGCCACTTACCACAGAAGATCAACTTCCAACGACGGCAAAAGGGCCGGTTTTAACTGTTGATCAGGTGCTACGCACTCCTCTGCCAGAGCAAAGGTTCTAGACCTGAGCTAACTCGCCAAAGCAAGTCAACTATCCGTTCGGTCCGCTTTTAGGGGCGAGTTTTGACGGTCAGGTTGTCCGCAATGGGTCGTGTCCGGAAAGTCCGCTTTGGAGGTGGCGCCCCTTATTTTCTGTCATTGGGCTCTGAGTCGTTAACCACCTTTCGTAGACTACTGCGGAGCAAGTGGTTACGGTTGTAACGCCGCCTTTTTCGCAGAAAACTGCGAATGGCGGCTTTCGGGGCGCATCGTTTGCGGGCTGTATGGCTTAAATGGCGTGGGAAGCGGACATCATGGAATAGAGTAGCTCGCACGAGCTTGGCTCCAAGCCGTGGTAGCGAATTCGACAGTTCTTCCTTCGATACCCCTCAGCTTCATATAACCGCGGATTTTGGAGATCGTTTTAACCGTAGAATTTCTTGGATCAAGTTGAGCCAGAGCTTATCCCGATTTTGAAGAACGTGATTTTCTGCATTTAGATGAGTATTTTGTCCTCGAATGCCAGCGGAGATGGATCGAATTTGCAGCCCTCCACGAGCCACCCATCAATGCTCAAGGTGCACGCTTCTGGACCGCCTTGGCCGACTTCTATGCAGTCGAAGAAATCCAAGTCGTGCCCGCCCACTTCAATTCGCATTGCTGTCCTCACAAGCCTCGGATTTGGCGCGAGCAATGCGCCAAAAGAATAGCATGACCAAACACCCTGCTAAAGCATTGTGCAGGGCAACAGGTTCGCCCAAAAGCGTGAAACCATTTATTTTCGCCGCTGGGATATGCCATCCTCCCACCAAGCCGATTAGCGCATAGGCATATCCTGACTCTGCCTTCAAGGACCGCAAAAGAAGCCAACTTGGGAAACCTACAATAGCAAATCCTATAAATGCTAACACTGGTCCCATGACGATGGCGACCATTGAGTAGAACATCGCACCAGCCAATGCTGACGCCGATTGGGCGAGCACTGATTTCATAGACGCAACGAGTAAATAAATGACGAGGTACGCTGCGAGTCCCGCCGGCGGAGCGATAACAAATGCCATAAAGCTACGCCGGAGTGATGTGCAACCATGGCCCATTCAGGCAGTTAGGCAGCCATAAGTTAAATACTCATTTAGCGTCCAATGGGCTTTTTTAGAATGAAGGGTGCGCGTAGACCGTTAGCTTGCTGCACCTAACTTCCACTTTGTAGTCGTGTCCGGATAGTCCGCTTTCTTGGAGAATGCTGCTGTTTCCTGCCATTCGGCTCTGCACCGTTAACCATCATTCATGGACGACTGCGGGCAAGTGGTTCCGGTTGTAACACCGAAGAAGTCGTAGAAAACTGCGAATGTCCGCTTTCGAGGCACTCGGCTTGCAGCGGCTATGGCTTAAATGGCGTGGCTAGCTGACATTACGAGAGTTAGGCTGTGATCCTACAAAGGCTCTTCGGAGAGGGATGGACTTGAGAACTTTTCGAAAATGGATTGCTTTGGTTGCATTAACAGGTGGCTTAGCTTCGCCCTCCGCCTCACAAAGCGTGGCCCCACTATCGGAACGGGTAGCGCATTTTCCGGACAGTGCCTTCCAAGCTTGGTTCGGAACTATGCTTGCGTCTGAGTATAGACAAGGGCCGGACTGGGAAGCATTCTTCGGCGATGTTGGCCCTACCAAAGGCTGCGCGATCCACAAGGAAATCAGATCCCAAATTGTTCAGCGCGATTTGCCCCTATTCAGAGCGGCATATGTAGCCGCCGTAGCGGAAGGTATGAAACCGGAGATTTTTTCGGAAGTTCCAGACAGTTTCCTGACCGTACAGTTCAATAGCCACATAGGCCGTTTCCAACGCGATCTTCGAAATTTCCTTCGCCCGCGCGTTGAGGAATTGGGTGTAACCTTGCGGAATTGGTCGACCAGTCATGGCTATCTAGGCCGCAGGCTCGGATATAATCGCAATGGCATTCCCTACTGGGGTAAACAGCCCGCTATGACATCAATGGTTTGCTTGTTCCCGAATGACGCGGGCCTTCTAAAAGGCTGGAAATAAGGCCCGCCTTGTTGTCGTGTCCGGAAAGGCAACTTTTAGGTGAAAGGTGGCCGGTATATCTGCCGGGCAGCTTCCAGCTGCTCTGCAGCGGCACACCTATGGCAGGAATGTCGTGGATTAAAGATGGGCCGCTTTTCGGATTCGAGCATTCAAGCCATGTCGATTTCAACCGAATAAATTAGCCCCTTAACGTATCTCCGTTATCAATCCCCCTGAGTTCGATGATGCTTGTAGGCAATGCTTGAAAAAACGATCGATACTGTGGCGGGGGTTTCTTGCTTCACTTCTTGCAGGCGTATCCTCTGCGCTTATCGTCGTTTTGACGACAAGCTTGCCATTCAACCTCAAGGGAGGCTATGGGTTCCTGCTTGAAGTCGTCACTATTTTGTGGTTCCTCGGCAGCGTCGTTGCGACAATAGCCGCATTTCTGCTCGGAATTCTTGTCGAACTTCCCAAAGCCTACTGGCTCTCACACAAGCACAGCGGCGGCATTTTCGCACATATTTCGCTGAGTACTGCTGGAGCGCTGGTAATTATTCTCCTTTGGATTTTGATTGCGGATGGGGCGGCTCCGGCCAAAGTTCAACAGGACAAAGACTACTTATTCCCCATAGGAGCGTTTTTCGTCGGAGGAATATGCTCCGCTCTATTCTGGTGGAGTTTGGTCGTCCTGCCTTGGAGAAGGCAGCGGCAAACCAGCTAACTTCCGCGGCATTCCAGTCACAACCGTGAACGTCCGAGAAGTCGTCGTGTCCGGACAGTCAGCTTTTATAGCCAAAGACTGAATTACTGCCGTGACGATTTCGAGCACATTCGAATTTTATGAGGCTTCACCAGTGCCCGTTAGCTGTGGCTCGGATCGTCTTTGGTTGCGGTGACCGTCTAGCCGCCGTCAAGAGAGCGTGCGATCTGCAACAGTGCGCGCCGGTCCCGCCCGCCGAGACGCTTAAAGCGTTCCGCCATTTCCCGAGTCTCGGCATCTGCCAGCACATTGTCCGGAGCGCTACCTTGCGGATCGTCCGTTTCGCCCAGCAAATATTCGGGCGTAGTCTGCAATTCGCGGGCGATCTTCAGAAGGTGCTTTGAACCCTGCGGACCCCGCGAAATCAAATAGTTGATGCTGGGTTGCTTGATGCCAATGCGCCGCGCTAACTCGGCCTGAGATAGACCGACATCATTTATCCGATCGCTAAGTCGCCGGCCTAGATCCATGGACTGACACCATATAGAACTGGCTATAAGCGCACAGTTAGATTTGTCTATTGACCGTTCTATAGATTGATCTATATCCAGCGGAATGATCACGACAACGACCCCCTTCGAAGCGCTGATGACTGCGATCGAAATGTTGGGCGGCCAGTCCGCAATGGCTCGGCTTTGCGAACTAAAACAACCGAGCGTGTGGAAGTGGACGCGGTCGTCGAAGCGGCTCCCCGCCGAATATGTGCTCCGTGTAGAAGCGGCCACCGGCGTTTCCCGTCACGATCTTCGCCCCGATATTTATCCTCGCGATCATTCAGCGTCCCCCACGGATGCAGAGCCATCCGACGACTGCGAGCCGATTCTTACCGGGCTCGACCTCGTCCGCCAGTCCAATCGAATGCCGGTTTTTGACCGCAGACCGGAGGCGGCATGAGCGTGACCGCCATCATTGCCCTGAGCCTGGGCCTCACCATCCTGTCCATCGTTGCAGGGCTGCACAGCCTGATCCCCGCGGTCAAAGACATGATCGCGGATCTGCGCGCCAATGTTGCTTATCGCGATCTCACGATCGCCGCCAAGAACCTCCGCATCGCAAATCTGGAACGTGCCCTTGAGGAAAGCCAGCGGGGCAGGGGGACAAACTGTCCTGGCTGTGGCCCCTCTCAAGCCGTGCCCGGCGGTCATCCCACGCTGCCGGGCACGATCCTTCTCGTGACGGAGGACGGCCAGTGACCAAGGAGCGCCGGCCGCTTACCTTCGAGCGCGCGCTGTGCCGGGTCGCGGAGCTGATCGGCTATGATGGCTGCGCGCAGCTTCTCGGCTGCTCCGAGAATTGGGTGCGCAAGCTGTCTGACCCGGATGCCGAGCGCGAGATCAGCCTGCAAAAGGCCCGTCGCCTCGATCTCGCCTATCTGCGCGCGGGTGGCTACGGGCGGCCCTTTCTCGAATGCTATGAGCTGCAGCTTGAGATGGGCGACGAAACCGGCGGCTCGTCCACCGGCGAGATGATCGCGGCCGCCGGCAAAGCCGCGAAGGAGACGGGCGAGGCGGTGGGTGCCGCGCTGGCCGCCATCGAGAGGGGACGGGATGCGGGTTCCGTCGAAAATGCACTCCGTGAGATTGAGGAGGGCATCGAAGCCCTCACCGGCGTGGCCAATCGGCTGCGCGTCTCCGGCAATGGGGGGACAGGGCGTGAATCAGGCCATCCAAATTGATCTTGGCCAAATTGATCCCGGCTCTCAGGCTGCGGTCAGCCGGGGTGAGAAGCGGCGGCTCCCCATCGTGCGCTGCCCGGTCTGCAACGAGCGGGCCATGGTGCGCACGTCCGAGGAGATTACCCCAACGCTGCGCCAGCTCTACTATCTGTGCTCGAACTTCAAATGCTCGATGCGCTGGCGCGCCGCGCTGCAGGTGGAAGAGATCATCTCGCCTTCGGGCGTGTCGCCGGAATTCCGGCCGCCACACTACCGCGAGGTCAAGCCGCCGGGCCACGCTTTCGGGCAGGCCTCCCTGTTCGACGGCATCGATGTCGTGAGCAGCGCGCCGGCCAATGATCCCATCGGCAGGAGGCCCTCGGGCTAAGCCGGTCGGGATCGGCATCCACGATGCTCTAAAATCCGCAAAAATATCAGATGTTTAAAGACTGAATTTCAAATTCGGAACGGTCCTCTTTGTCTGAAAGGAATGCCCCGATGCCTGCCAAGACGACGCCCCAGCCAACGGCCCTGCCAACGCGCGGCCCCTTCATCTCATTCTGCCTCGCCTGCGCCCGGCAAGAGAACCGCCCCAATGAAGTGCTGCCGGATGGGTGGACCTTCGGCGATGTCGGCGGCGTCCTCTGCCCCGATTGTGCCCCGCGCACCATCGCCGTTATCCCCGCCGCCGGTGAGGATGACGATCTGCTGGCGCCCTCCATCGAGGCGCGGGAGATGGCGCTGACCATGGGCTGCGATGTCGCGGTGCCGGGGCCGGCCATCGAGCCGAACATTCATCTGCAGCGGCAGGCGGACGGCACCTATCGTGTCGCCATCCTGATCGGCGGCACCTTCACCCCGGCCGAGGCCGTGCGCCTCGCGCGCCAAGTGGAAATCTACGCGGCGCTCGCGGAGCGGCCCGGCACGCTGGGGCTGGCGGCGTGAGCTGCCCCGAAAAGGGAGACCTCAAACATGGCTGACAATATCGCCGCTGAGCAATTGCGGCTTCTCATCGAGCGCGTCGAGCGCCTTGAGGAAGAGAAGAAGGGCATCGCGGACGACATCAGGGACGTGTTCGGCGAGGCCAAGGCCACCGGCTACGACGTGAAGATCATGCGCCAGGTCATCCGGTTGCGGAAGCTTCCGGCGCAGGATCGGCAGGAGATGGAGGCGGTCCTCCAGGCCTATCTCGCAGCGCTCGGCATGGACGACATGTTCGCCGGCTTTGATGGGCGCCGGTGATGGAAACGGGTTCCGTCATTCTGGACCGCGCCCGCTCGCCTGCCGCGTGGATCGAGGAGCTGGCTGCGCGGGGGTTCGAGGTCTCGGAGCGCGCCTTGCGGGATCGGGCCAACCGGCTTGGCGCCTGCCACCGCATCGGCCGCGCCGTGTTCATCACCCCCGCACATATTGATCTCATTCTCGGAGAAGCACGTTGCCGATCGAGCCGTATCGCCGAGGCCCGACCTGGTGGGCCAAGGGTCGTGTCGAATATCTCGGCAAGCCCATCACCGAATATTACCGATGCAGCACTGGAGCTTCTGAAGAAGCGGGCGCGTGGGCATGGTGCCGGGACGAGGAAGAGCGGCGGATAGCCGAGCACCTCGTCGGGGCGAGCCGGCTGCTGACCTTCGCCGAAGCCGTGATGATGTATCCGGCCAATGCGAATACAGCGCGCTACCTCATACCCATTACGGAACTATGGGGCGCCCGCCTGGTATGCGACATCTCGCCCAAAGACGTGCGAGATCTGGCGCCCAGGCTGTACCCCAATGCCTCGACGGACACTTGGACGCGGCAGGTCATCACGCCGGTGCGCGCGGTCATCAACAATTTTCGGGATGCCGACAGCGGCGACCTGTTTCACGTCAAGGGCTACAGCAAGCAGGACCGCATCCGGCAGGACCGCAGGCGCGGCAAGCTCAGCCGCGTCAAGAAGGAACCGGGGAGCTGGGAATGGCTGCTCAAATTCCGTGAATATGCCGGCGAGCGTCATGCAGCGTTGGCCCTCACCATGTTCGTGACCGGCGCGCGCATCAGTCAGGCGATTGCCATGCATCCTGACAAGCATTGCCGCTTCGATGAGAACCAGATCTGTATTCCCGGCGCCAAGGGCCATGATGATCGCTGGCTGGAAGTGCCCGCCGAGCTGGTGGCGGAATTGGCCTCGTTGCCGCGCCGCTATCCCCGTGGCGCCGCTCGCAAGCCAGAGAACCTGCGGCTCTTCGGTTTTGCAGACCGATCCAGTCCGCGCAAGGGCTGGGTGAAAGCCTGCGAAGCTGCCGGCATCCCCGTCATTCCGTTCCACGCAGCGGGCCGTCACGGCTTCGGGCAGGAGATGAACGTCCGCCAGCAGATCGATGAGAAGGCAGCGGGCGCCTACGGGGGCTGGTCAGACACAGCGCTGATGAAACGCACCTACACCCACGCAGAAGAGACCGTGAGCAAGATCCACGGCGCCTTCTATCGCGGCCTCGCGCAAGCCGAAGCCGCCACCGGCCTGTCCCTGGCCCAAAGGGACTTTTCGTACAAAGCGCGTACAAAAAAGAAGAAGGGGGCAAAATAA